CCTATTTGCGCATTCTGAGCCTGCTGCATAGAGAACTGATACTGCCCCATATACTTTTGCAACCTCTCTGAAAAAGCTGGATCTGATTGCAGCCTCGCAACGATATCAGGCTGTTGGACATAACTTTGCAAAATCTGCATAGCGATCTCGGCCCCATTCGGGCGAGCTGGCATTTCAATCCCTGCATAAATTTTCGAAATATCATCGGTAACATCTTTCAGTATCTCTTGTTGTGCGGTTTCTATCGGCTGTAAGACCGAATCTGCAAGCATAGGATCTATGCTTCCGGCGATTAAAGTGATTAAGTCATCAATATTTATACGCCCGTTCCTGTCAAGTTGGAGAAGGGAAACCATTGATTGGAGTTTTTTCTCCTGAGTCTCAGGATCATTATTAAGCACATCATAATTAATGGTAACATCAAAGTTTTCGTCCGGGTTGCCCTTGTTAAAGACTTGAGGATCAGGGACTCCTGTAACTCTAAAAAATATAGAATCGGGGCCAAACCTTTGAAAGCACCGATAACACATCGAAACAACTTCAGCTGAATGTTGCAGATATTTATCTACCAAGAATTGTTTTCTGACCTGACTGATCTGGGAATCTTCATCCAGACCAACCAAGCGGTCAGCTTGCTCCTGCATGGTTTCTTCTATTTCAACAGAACCGGAATTATCAGGGGGAGCAGGGCCGAAAGTAATTTCCCCTTTCCTTCTTTCCGGGATCATTCTACCGGGACCCCAATCAGAAGGGGCGTGGCCTACAGGGTGCATTATTGGCGGGATGGTAGTGATGCTGTTCCTGTCAATTCTGGAATCCCTCTCCACCTTTATGGTATTCTGAATCCCCCTGAGAAGATCGGGGATAGTGGTCGTATCGTATAGCCTCTTACTATCTTCAGATAGTTTGGTGACAACCACAGGATAATCCTCATACCCGTTAAGTAACTCAAACTTAGCATATGCAGGGGTTTGATCGTTGCCCGTAAAGTCTTTATGGAAAATAGTGCAATAGATTCCTTCCGAACCATCCTCCTTGTCGATTAAACGCTGATACCCGTAAACAAGCTCAATGAGTTCCTCAGCCTCATACGCATTATCCGTAAGGCTCAAGCTACGTCTACCCTCCTGTTCCCTTTCAATCGAATCAATGTTTACGCCACGATAGCGTTCGATTACAAAATCTACAAAATCTTCATCCCAATCATCGGTTGTTACTTTATTCTGTAACTCTTGAGGAGTATAGTAGGTCCTCCAAAAACAATATGGTGCTCGTTGGGGATCAGTGACATAGGGCGGAAAAATAAAATCTCCATCCGGAGCTAATGTTTTAACCTCGGGACAATTCACCTGTCTCCTGACGATGGGTAATTCAGTGACTCCAAACTTCCTGAGTTCCCGCAAAGCTTTCCTAGCTCTCTTCGTTGAAACACCCAAGAACGAAGCTTGCATCAAGCTAACAATACTTTCCTCGTCCTCACCATTTACAATGCTTTCCCCAATCTTGGGGTCAAGACTTGCTATTTGCTCAAGACTTAGCCTCTGAAGAAAGCTTCTGTCTTCCCTGTGCCAACCAACATAAGTAATAAAGATACCTCTTTCCAGAAGATAGTTGGCCCCAAGCTCCATTTCTCGCTTAAATCTAGGGATATACCCTGAAGTAATCATCCATTTAAGGAAATCACTAACCACCTTGGATCTTGGAATATCAGCAAATTCGACAGGAAATGCCCTGATATTTGACCTGTTCATGGCAGATAGGAACAAAGATACCAGCCGGGTGATCCTTTCGTCTATGGTATGGGCCTCAACATCAGAAGCTCCCTCCCAAGGAAAGGCATCAGCACCATGCTTACGCATATCCCTGCTCTTACCGGGCCACCAGTTACGTCTGTCATCGTAGCTACTCCGGCATAAATCGAAATAAGACTCCAGTTCCGTAACCGATTGATTGTATGAATGTAAAAGAGATTTAACGTCAGGTTCTTTACTCACGTATGTCAAGGACTCCGAAATTGAATTATTCTTCATTTACTTTATTTCTCGCTGATTGTATTATGTGAGAGATATATTCCCTGCTAGGAGCACTTATCATATCACATAAATCATACGGCAGTATAGGTATTCCACTTTTATGGGTAACTCCCCTGCAAAAAATCTCCCAAGCAATCAAACGATCAACTTGCTCAAATATCCATCCCCGATTAAGGGTAATGTCATCCGGGATATCTATAACTGGTTCCATTTTTATCCTTAATGCCGTGAATTATTATGTTCTTGTGTATTAACTTTCCTCTGTATCTTCGGGGAATTGAAACAGCAACCTTCTCTCCTATTTCTTTTATCTCCGCAAAGACATAGTTGGGATTCAAGGCCGGCTTAATAACCCATCCCTTGAAATGTTTTGGAACAATTTCCTCTATATAGGCTGCCTCTCCCAATATAACCTGACCCTCCTCCGTGATCCATGTGGCTCTCTGTTTCCCTGATACCATATCACTTGATAATTTATTATTAACCAAGTTCATAGCCTTCTCAAAAGAAATGTCTAACTCCTTGGATATTTGAATAAGTCTTTTCTTTGGCATTAATAACCCCCAGAGCCTTTGCTCAAAACCGATAACGATTGTTCAGTGACATGGTCAGGACCCTCTCCACCATTCGACATTCGCAAATAGCGAACCAAATCAAAAAAATCTTTAAGAGCCTCATCCGACTTACCTTTTGAATTATAATTAATTAAACTGTCAATTAAATTTCCACAATCCTTGTGTATAAAACATCTTGGCTTATTAGCCGAATCAATCTTCACATTAGGAGTATAACTGAACCATTCGTCAATCGCATTAATTCCAATCTCCTCAGTCCTGCCATCAGAAGGGACAAATATTAAACCATATTGGTCAAACGCCGTGAATAGATCTTCATTGTTTTCATTCTCCCTAGCGAAGTAACGACTGTCCCCAATCCTTTCAAATACCGTAATATCAAGTTCTTCCTCTATCTCTAAAAACAAATCAGAGTATCCCTTAACATTATACCCAATCTTCTTCGTTGCAGGTCCCCGTGACCATCTAGGATCTCCAAATAAAGCCCATTCACCATAACTGTCCCTGTCAGGCCACTCACGCCGAATGTATACATCTCCCTGCCCGTTCACCGCTGCCCATATAGCAGTGTAGTTGCGAGCACCCGCAGGGTCAACAACCTGATAACAGGTAAATCGTTCCTCGTCAGTTATATCGGGGAATACCATCCCATACTTATTAGGAACATCCGAGAGGACATTAACCTCAGTATTGAATAAAGGAAGGAGAGAAGTCATACTCCTTACCGGAATCCCATACGCCCTGACCAATATCTCCTCCTCTGGCCTGTTTTCCAAGTCCTTTGCCAGCCTGTCAAATCCCCCAAAAGGATTCTCATCCGAATGCAGGTAAACAACAGACGCATCCCTTGCAGGGCTATATTGGCGTACAGGAACCTGTTTACCCAGTAATGAAGCCATCTTGGTCTCCAGTATCTCACTCCCCTTCAGGTATTCATTAATGAAAGGAGTGTAACCATTGATCGGAGTAAAGGCTATCAGCATCTTGCTGTTACGAGTGGCTAACCTGAAACGTAAAGTATTAATCAAAGATGAATCACCAAGATACTCATCCAACCAAGCTCCAATGTTAAGACTGTTGGGATACTTGAAACCAAACTCAAACCCTTCCAAAATAGTCTGGTTATTACTGAATTGAGTGTAAGTCTTGAAATCAACACGAGTCTTAGTGTCCGGGAATATGAAACTACTCCCAGTAAAACCATTCTGCATAGAGTAGTTGATGTAACCCTCCACTCCCTTGGTTTTCTTCTTAAACTCTTTAGGCATCATCTCCCATATAGATGCCTGTTGAACCTTCCTAGATGTATCCGCATTCTGTGAAAAACAAACAATGTGACCATTCTTGTTCTTCATAACACTCTCCATCACTATCTTGGCACACCCAGTTGTCTTTCCAGACCTGTTGCCCCCTAAACAAAGACATTCATTATACTTAACAAGACCATCCCTGATCCTACTCCAACCATTCAAATCAAACCCATGCCTAACAGGATCATTGACGGAAAACTCTATCAGCTCCTCATACTGCCTGTGATAATCCAAAAACCCGTCAGGGTCACTCTCGAGCATCTGTAACAACAGATCATCAGCAAGTGGCTTTAATATAGGATGGGGAGTGAATTCTAGCGTTTTCAATTGTTCCAGAACATTGGATCAAACCGATCATTAAGGTAATCCTTGCTGTCAGGGTATCTCTTGGGCTTCTCAAACTTCCCTTTAAGCAAGTTCATTAACTTCGCCGGAGGAAGACCAACAACACACACATTACCGTCTTTCTCCAGAACAATCCACCACTGGTCTGACATGTCTGAAAGAACTTCAGCCACGAAATCCATGGAGTTATTTTCATTTTGGGGGAACATCTATAACATCTGATTTCTTGTATTCTAACATACGTTTTTTAATCATCTCTTCCGTGGCAGTTAGCTGCTCCCTCGTCACCACATGCCTCTCCTCGGTTATCTCAGAAGGTTCCCCCCTGAAATGATTACTAGACCGCTCAGCCTTTTCCAAGGCAATGCTGACAGGAAGCAGATCCTTTATTTGCACCACACTGTCCTCATCATCAAGAGACCTAGATACCCTGTCAATGATCTCTTCCTGTAAAGAATATAGCTTTAAGAAATTCCTTGCAGAAATCTTAGCTCCAAGATCCTTCCACTTCCCTACATAATCAGCATAATCAACCAAGACACTTACAATTGTGTGCTTTGTAAAGCCATACTCCCTGCGAATACCACCAACACTAAACCCCTGACTGTGGAGATACAGGATCTTAGCCACCTTGTTAGGGTTGTAACGACTTAGACTCTTGATTCCCTGAACCTCCTTCTTCCCTGAAACATCCTTAATAGCCTCGGCTATTCCACTCATTATTTTTTTACGCTCATTCATTATTATGATTTTACCACACGCAAATGGACATATCTGTCATTATATTGCAATGAAAATTAAACTTTAGTGTTAGTTAATGATATCGGGAATATACCATTCCCTCGTAATCCTTCAAGTAAAACCGTTAGCACCTCATATTTTTAAAGGGCAGTTTATGTATATAGTAGTGCGCTCTGG